TTGATCAGGCCGAGGAAGAAGAAGCCATACGTTTGGCACCGGCACCAGAGCTTAAAGAATGGGTCGTGAATAACTGGTTAACTTTAGGCGGTGAACTGCATAACCCGGATCATGATCATATTGCTGAGTTGCTTCACGACAATGAAGAGTTCCTTGCATTCGCCTGGGCTTCATCTGCCGCCGTAGCGAAAAAACGTATGGTGCTGGGTCAGTGTGAAAAGGTCATGTTTAACGTGGGTGGCTGGAAGAAAGCACGCCAAGAACAACAGATGCGGGACTGGTTTGGCTTTGTACCTCAATACCTGATTACTGTAGATGCTGCTTTCTGTGAACAGGCTTCAGATCGTGAGTTTTGTCGACTGATTGAACATGAGCTATATCACATCGGTGTAGAGCGTGATGAAGATGGTGAGATCATTTATAGCGATATGACCGGACTGCCTAAGCATTACCTGGCTGGCCATGATGTAGAGGTGTTCTTTGGTGAGACCAGACGATGGGGTGCAGACGAGTCTGTTAAGCGACTTCTGGAAATTGCTAAGAATGCGCCGTTTGTATCTGAAACGAATATTGCAGCATGTTGTGGGAACTGTGTGATTGGTTAGAGCTGAAAGGCTCATTTTTTTTGCCTGTCTTGCTATACGTAGCTATACAAAGAGGTGTTTATGGCAGCATTAAAAGAGCCTGTGAAAATCTTTATAGTTCAGTCTCTTGCTTGCTTTGAAACCCCTCAACAAGTAGTGGAAGCTGTAAAGCAAGATTTTAAGATTGAAATTACTAGGCAGCAGGTTGCACTTTATGACCCAACTAAAGTAGCTGGTCGAAATTTAAGTAAAAAATTAAAAGAGTTGTTTGAGCGCACTCGCAAGGACTTTAGAGAAAATGTTGAAGATATAGCAATTGCTAACAAGGCTTTTCGTTTGCGTGAGCTTCAAAAGATGTATGAAGATTCAGGTCGAAATAAGCGTGCAAAACAGAATCTTCTGAAGCAGGCGTTCCAAGAGACTGATGGCCGTGTGACCAAACAGGAAATCACTGGTAAAGACGGTAAGCCAATAGAAACCATCAATCAGAATGTACCAACCGAAAGCTACCTGAAAGCAAGGGAGCAGGTATTAAATGAATACTGACCCAGCACGTGAACTAGCGATACAGATTGAAGCTCAGGAGGATCTGTATTTCTTTTCGCGTTTTATGTTTAAGGAACGGCGCAAGTACAAGTGGCTACATAACTGGCACCACCGTGTGGTATGCGATGCACTGATGAAGGTGTATCGGGGCGAGACCAAAAGGCTGATAATCAACATTCCGCCACGGTATTCTAAAACTGAGCTCGCAGTGATTAATTTCATGGCTTGGTGCTTTGGCAAAGCACCTGACAGTGAGTTTATTCATGTTAGCTATTCAGCCACACTTGCGGCTAATAATGCCTTCCAGACACGAAACTTGGTACAGGAAGCATCGTATAAACGTGTATTTCCTAATTTCACGTTACGTGATGACAGTAAAGCCAAGGATGACTGGAGAACCGCTGAGGGTGGTGTCTGCTATTCACAAGGTACTGGCGGTACTATTACAGGTTTCGGTGCTGGTAAATTTCGAGATTCATTCGGTGGGGCAATCATTATCGATGACCCGCATAAAGCGAGTGAGGCGCGATCCGATACCATTCGTAAAGGTGTAATTGAATGGTTTCAGAATACATTGGAATCGCGTACTAACTCACCAGACACCCCCATCATTGTCATCATGCAGCGTTTGCATGAGGAAGATTTGGCGGGTTGGCTGCTTGGGGGTGGTAATGGTGAGGAATGGGAGCACTTAGAGCTTTCAGCTATTCAGCCGGATGGATCGGCACTATGGCCTGCTAAACATAGCATTGAGACGCTTGAAAGAATGGAGTTGGCAGCGCCCTATGTTTTCGCGGGGCAGTATCGTCAGAGACCATCACCACCAGCCGGTGGTTTTTTTAAACCTGACAATATCGAAATTGTGGATGCATTACCTGCGGATATCACTCATCAAGTACGTGCTTGGGATTTGGCATCTTCTGAAAATGAAGGTGACTTCACAGCAGGTGTACGTGAGGCCAAAAGCCGAGATGGTTATATCTATATCGTCGATGTACAGCATGCACAGCTAGGTCCCGACGGCGTTGAAAAACGTATCAAACAAACTGCCGAGATGGATGGTAAATCAGTTGCCATTCGACTACCTCAGGACCCAGGTCAGGCGGGTAAAGCTCAAGCGAAGAACTTCATTACCAAGTTATCTGGTTTCAATGTAAAAGCTGAAACAGTGTCAGGTGACAAGATTACCCGTGCTCAGCCTTTTGCAGCCCAGGTCAACGTAGGAAATGTGAAAATGTTGCGCGGCGACTGGAACAAGGCACTCATTGAGGAATTACGAAACTTTCCTAATGGCAAACATGATGATCAGGTTGATGCCGGTAGTGATGCATTTAATGAGTTAAACGAAGCAAGAGTTGGTAAAAAACCGTCTGGCGCGGGTACTCGAACCTATTAAAAGGAAAACATATGGCAAAGTCTAAAAAGGACAAAGCGTCAAAGAAGGCTTTGTCTTACGGCAATTTATACACTCAAGAAGCAGTCACTCAGTTTCTAGTGAACTTTGGCAAGCAGCCGGATACGGATGAAGTGCTGCGCAAAGCGGGTATTACTCGTCATAAATTGCGTGTGTTGTTAGATGATGATGAGATTGCTCAAGTAGTTGAAACCCGCATTGATGCATTATTAGCAACGCCGTTGAGAGTTGAGCCGGGTGATACCAAAGAAGCTGAGATGCTGAATTTGGTGTTGAAAGAATGGTTTCATGAAATTGCGAGTGGTGCCATGAATGCACTGTTCTTTGGTTATTCAGTTCAAGAAGCCGTATATGAGTTAAAGCCGGAAGGTTATGTGGGTATCCAATGGATTGGTGAAAAACCGATGCAGTGGTTTGAGCCTAAGAATGATGGTCGTTTGATTTATCGGCCAGAAGGCATTGGTATTGAGCATGAAGTGGATCAAGTCTTTAAATTCTTTTTAACACGCCGTAAAGCCACATACGAACAGCCATATGGTAAAGCGCTATTGGCTACTCTGTATTGGTTGTTCTTCTTCAAGCAAAATGGCTTCAAGTTCTGGGCCAAATTTCTGGAACGGTTTGGAACGCCAATTTTACTGGGTAAGTGTAAAGATACTGAAACTGATGATATGAGTAGAGCTTTGTTAGATGCCCATGCTCAAAGTGTTCTATCGATTGATGCAGACGATGACGTTCAGATTCTTTCAGCCCCAGGAACAAACGGTTCAGCAGGTGCAGCGTTTGAGGCATTTAATAATCAGCTGATTCGCCAGATCCAGAAAGTTGTATTAGGGCAGACACTTACCAGTGGAACGGATGGAAAGGGGAGTTACAGCCTTGGCCAAGTTCACGAAAATGTACGGATGGATAAGCTCAAGTCTGACATTCGATTGGTGACTCCAACCCTTCAAGCCGTAGTGAATGCTTTATGTGAGCTGAATGGATGGGGTGATTATGAAGTAATGCTTGGGGAAAAGCCTAAACCACTTAATAAAGATCAGGCCGAACGAGATGCCCATCTTAAAAATGCAGGTGCCAATCTTACTCCACAATATTTTCAGCGGGAATATGGACTTCAAGAAGGTGACTTAGGGGGATCAGCGCAAGCTGGTTTTAATCAATTCACTGCTTTACCTCGTCAGGCATTTAACTTCAAGGCCTCAGTCAACAAGATCTCACCAGAGCAGCAGGAAGTCGAAGAATTGACTGATGGCCAAGATGAATTGCAGTTATTGAAACTGGATCAGGTCAAGGAATTGGTATTTAAGTCCGATAGCCCTGAAAGTTTGGCTTATAACCTGATGCAATTGATACCTGGTGCAACTCAAACACAGTTCACGGCCAATCTAGATCAGGCTTTGTATGCTGCAGATGTGTTGGGGTATGTGACAGCTCAAAATGGGAAGTAAGCTATGCAACCAGTCACATTCCTTGAGGCACTTCGATTTGCTCACAATAAAAAGATTGTGCTGCCTGATGAGTTTTACTCAATGGATCTAAAGACTCGGCAGATGGCAACTACTGTTAGCTTTCTATCGAGTCTTGAGCAGATTGAGATGGTCATTAAGGCAGTGAATAAATCCATTGCCGACGGCGGTACCTTTAAAGATTTTCAAAAGCTGATTGAAGAGTCTGAAATCATTCTGCCAAAGCATTACCTGGACAATGTATTCCGCACCAATATCCAAAATGCTTATGGTCATGGTCGGTGGCAACAACAGCAACGAAATAAGGCTAAACGATCTTATTTGATGTACTCGGCGATCAATGATAGCCGGGTGCGTCCCAGTCACTTAGCTCTGAACCGGATTGTATTGCCGATTGATCACCCGTTTTGGCTAACACATTACCCGCCATTGGGCTTCCGTTGTCGCTGTACCGTAATTGCCTTAACCGAGAAGCAGGCATTGAAATATGGCATTACACCAGATGATAAGTTACCTGAGGTAGCTGAGGCTTTGGATTGGAGTTCTCATCCATTGCAGTTTGGCGAACTTGAATCACTGGTGGATAAAAAGATCAGTACTTCATCCTTGGATAAGGAATATCTTCTGGAGCAGAAAGAGGTCATTAGAGCAGAATGGACGGCGAGTAAAAAGCTGACCAGTCTGTTTGCTCCGATGGATGATAAAACTCGGGATCTATTCGATACGGTGGCCAATACGGTAATTCCACTTGATCCAAGTATTCGGCCAAGTGCGATTCGCACCTTCTTGGACTATGTACAGGGTAATGATTCAGCGCTGACTAGCTACTTAAACTCTGCTATAAGCTCACTGGCTGATGATGTGCTTAAGCGTTGGTTGAGTACAGACATGGCAGCTATTCAGGTTGTGGCAAGCAATACGGCTTCAACCTTAGTAGGTGCCGCAACGCTTCAGCAGGTAGCAGCGTATCAGGTCGGGCAGACGGTTCAGCTTAATGCGCCATTGCTGATGGCTGATACAGCTTCAGATATCGTGATTAAGATTGAGAATGCTCAAGGTCTTGGTATTGATCTGGACATGCTGAATGCTGGCAACGGCGTTCTGATGTCGATGGGATTGTCTTTTGAAGTGGTGTCGATTGAAGTGATCGAAGGGCAGATGGTTTACATCTTAAGAAATAAAAAATCGAGCTAGATTTGTAAATAAAAAAAGAGTGATGAATTGGAAAATTCGCCACTCTTTGATAAATGGTTTTATAGCAAACTTATTGTAGTTTATCTGTTTTATATTTGTTTAAATTTTGTGTTTTTGTGATTTGAAATAAACTTAATTCTGTACTTGAATGTGTGAAACATTAAGAGGTAAGCACATGAAAGCTTTAGAATATTTTTCAAAGATTATTGAGTTGATCACACCTGAGTATGCAAGAAAGGTTCATCAAAAGAGATGTGAGCGATTAAAATTTTTTTTCGAGGAACGACAATTAATTCTAGAATCTTCACTTTCAGAGCGAGAAAAAAATATTCAACTAAATGCAGCAGTTTCTGCACTGACGGGGGCGAGCTTTTCGAACATTGAAGAGTTTAATTTTTTTCTAGAGCAATTTGACCCTAATAACTTTGAAAATGATTATTTAGCTTTTGCTAGAAATAGAATGACATATGAAATTGTTGATAATCAGCAGGGCTCTAAAATTATTAAATCTATATCGAAGCAATTTTGGTTAATGCATTTTTTACACTTTTTTATGCTTTCTATGTTTTTACTTGTTCCTTTGGGTTTGTTAATTAACTTTCATGCTTACATTGAAGCATTCAAAGTAGATTTAAATGTTCCAGAAAGTATTACCTCATTAGGAATATGGATTGCGATTTTAATATGTTTTTTAACGTTAATAAAAATTTTCTATGAATGGGCCTGTTGGAATGATTTCAACAAGCTAATTAAGAAAAAATATCGTTGATCTTTGTGAAATCTAGAACCCGCTAAAGCGGGTTTTTTTATGGAGCATGAAAAATGCCAGATCCAAATGAAGAACGGCTGAAGTATCTCTTCAATGCTGCGGCCATTGAGGTTCCAAAAGCCGAAGAAGGGCAAAAACGAAAATTCAAAGGTACTGCTTATGCCGGTGGCCGAGTAGATGGTCACTGGTATTGGGGACGCTCTGGTGTGGTGTTTGATCTTGATGGGATTGAGATTGATAAACCGGCTGCCTTGCTTGAGGAACATTTCAGTTCAAGTCGAATTGGTGTTGTTCAGAGTGTAGATACCAACGGAAAAATTGATGTGTCTGGCGATTTTCTAACAAATGCAAAGGCGCAGGAAATTGTTCAGGATTCTGATGATGGTTTCCCATTCCAAATGTCGATGATGATTGATCCTGGATCTATCGAAGAAGTTTCGCAAGGCAAATCGGTAACCGTGAATGGTCAAACCTTTGAGGGCCCAATCACCATCTTCCGTCAAAACCGCATTCGTGAATTTACGATCTGTTCAACAGGTGCCGATCGGAATACATCAATTAAAGCCTTCTCAGGCAAAGCCAATCCAAATCCAACCAAAGAGGACACAGATGTGACCGAATTAGAAAAAGCACAACAGGCCAAAGAGCAGGCAGAGCGTGAACGTGATGAAGCACTGGCTGAACTTAAACAATTCAAAGCACAGAAACGTGCTGATGAAATTACAGCTTTAGAAACTGAACTTAAAACGCAATTCAGTACAGAGGATAAAACCGCTTATACCAATATGGATGATTCAGTTTTTACTTTCGCGGCTAAGCAACTTCGCCAATTCTCGGCAGGTACTACTCAGCAGCCACCAGCTGCACAACAACCACAGCCTGCACCAGGTGTAAATCCGACATTTGCACATTTGTTTAGCCATCAGGCAAACCCAGGGCAAGGTGGTCAGGCTCCACAAGGCTCTGCTCTGGACCAGGCATTCAATCAGTTTGTAGCAGCGCAGCAACAAGGAGCTAAATCATGAGCCAAGTATTAACAGGCACCATTGAAAATAAACAGCTGGTGGTCGGTGATGGCGTTCGTACTGAGAATGCCAAAGTAAAAACTGCAACAGCTTACAAACGTGGTGACTTACTTGTTGTGAGTACTGCAAATGTAGCTGATCACCCAACTGTGACTGAAGGTGTGGTAGGAGACTGGAACG